GGATGACTGATGATGATTTCTGGAGTTGGGTGATGGTGTAGTCGAGCCTCTTCTCTTTGAAGAACTTCATCTCCTCTTGAGAAATGAATGCTATGTCAGCTAGAATGGTTGCATCGTAAAATGCTGGGAGTTTGGTGATGGTACTCTGCAACTCAGTCAGAGGCCTGAAGTTGACATGGAGCTCGACATCTTGGCGCCCCAGAGCCACCATCGGTAGAGAGAGCTCAGGTTTGTTGTAAAAGTAGAATGGTATATTTGCGATATAGGTTCTGGGATTGACACCTAATGTAGCATCCGACTTACCTATGAGGACGTTTAGTGCCGTCTGATTCTCGTATGGAATAGTCAGCTCATCTTCAATTTGTATAAACTCACCCGTGATCCGTTCGATGAGTTGACCACCCACATAGAGTTCGGCCGAGTCAATCATGCGATTCGCCACAGAGTCGACATACACGGAAGAGTTACTGAACGTGTTGCCTGCACTAAATCCAGCCTGAATCATGGTAAAGTTGGCTTCGACGAGCTGACTTCCATTTGCGTTATACGGGATGAAAATAGAGAATGAGTTGACACCGTAAAAGTTTGACAGTGCAATCTGGCCAGAGGTTTGGATCTGTGGCCGGACTCCATAGAGATCCTCCAAGTCGAATGGTGGGTTGATGGCGTACTCTGCCAGAATTGCTCCGGCGGTGATGGGATTACCAACTTGTGGTGGTGGGGCGGGCAACACCATATCTACTTCTTACTGACATTTTCTAATTCGCAAATGCGCTGATCAAGCACCTGAATAGTCTGGATAAGGTGGGGCACAAGTCTCGCCCAATCCACCGTCTTGAACTCGAGAGTGTTACTCACGGCCAAGGGCTCAACCACCTCCACCTCTTGAGCGATAAGACCAATATCTCTTGTGCCAGCCTTGCCTGGTTTGGCAATTGGCAGCTTGTCGGCCCACGTGAACGAGACTGGGTTCAGAGCCCGAATCACATCAAGCGAGTTTTCAAGTGGCAGAACATTCGACTTGAATCGGCCGTCACATAGATCCGAGAAACCAACAATATCATTCTGAGCTACGAGTGACCCAAACACATTCACATTGCTGATGATGTTCATAACTGTAATGAGTGGCAAGATGCCACCAGCGGTGGGTGGTGGCGCAATATTACCGTATATAAACAAGTCACCTGCAACCAACAGACTCCCATCTACTAGAGTCGGCATCCTTTCATATACAGAGATTTTATGCCCTGTTGCGTGGATCAAACCCCCAAAACACCATATTATCATAACTCGTGAATGCGAGATTTGCTATCGGCTTGCTGAAAGATTTGAAGTTCCACTTTTGAGTAGTCTGGTTATAGAAGACGGTCACGTTCTGAGCTGTAAGCTTTGGGAAGGTGAGCCATGGGATACTCGATGGTGACGTGAAATCAGCTTGAGAAGGAGAAAAGAACATGATGTTACTGTATGATGCTGGCTGTTGGGGTGTGCTGAGTGTCAATTTGAGTAATGTATTAGAAGAAATGATTTCAGCTACAGTTGCAATTCCGGTGTATCCCATCCCGAGGACATTTGCCCCGACTTGAATCGTAGCCCCAGTTCCAAGAACTCCGCTAATCTGCACGTTGGATTCCGTCAGAAGATTTGTAGTGGCTTGGGCGGCATATCCCACATAGACTGAATCAGATACAGACACTGGTTGTTGGACTGAAGGGAATGTGAGAGTTGCAGATATCGCGGCTGCGTTTATGGTCACTACATTCGAAAGTGTACCTATGAGTGAGCTGTTACTCGTCCTTAGCATACTGTAATTTGGTGTTGCACCTGTGACCAACCCACCAGAATTGACAGTCACGAGAGTATTCGAGATGGTGTTGGTTGTTACTATGGCGGAAGATGTCTGGAAAGTGACAATGGTATTTGTAAAACTGAATGGTTGTTGGGGCTCAAAATTACCAATCATGGTGGTTGTGGTGACATTAGACGGCGTGACCGAGCCGCTCACGCCAATCATGGTAAAATTTTTATTAATGACTCCAAATGTATTAGAAAGATTGAGTGTAGCACTAGTAATAGGAGTTGTTGTATATGACATATTTGAATATGGTGAGATGTAAGAAAGAAAGTTATTCTTGACGAATGGTTGTCTTGGAGGGAAGGTCACAACGAGTGAGGTTGCATTAGCTGCAGTGATATAGTCCTGACTTGGGGTCAGGATATTACTGACATACTGTCCAACGGACGCGAGTACATCTCCAGATACGGGTGTATAGGAGTAGACCGCGGTGGTGATGTTCGCAGTTTTGACCCTGGCTGAGGTGAATGCATACACAGTAAAGTTATTTTGGAAAGAGACTGGCTGTTGGGGAGGAAAGCTTAAATTCAATATGTTAGATGTTGACTCAAATGAAATCACATTCTGAACTGGACCCCAGTATGGAAGAATGTGACCCCCCAAATTTGTAGTTCCCTGTATATTCGCGTAGAGAATCGAGCTTGGGTCTGGACCTATAAGGTTGGACACAAGCATTTCAAGTCGAGACACATTGAGAGTTGAGACTGTTGCAGTTTGTCCACCGTTATACGTCACACTCAGATTCGAAAAACTCTGGGGTTGCTGAGAGCTTATAGTGACTGTCACATCCGACGGGTAGTCAGACATATTGAGCACAGTTGCCGTCCCGAATCCTAAACCACCTGTGAAATTAAGCACATCATTGACCGCCGGTACCCCTGTAGGGCTGAAAAAGGCGATATTAGATGTAGTGATGTTAACTGTCGATAAATTAGAGGTTGTTGTTGAGAAGAATACATTTACTGGATTGGTGAATGAGAATGGTTGGCGACTTGATACATTGACAGAGATTGCAGACGGGAACACGGTTGCGACATTGGCCGTGAATGGGAGACCATAAACGTTTCCGTAAGTAAGACCACCATATGGACCATCCGTAAACTCGAGAAGAGTGGTGTTAATGTCAGCCAAGTTGGTTGTAGCCACGATATTCGATATGAACATGGTACCTGATTCACTGAGAGGCTGCTGTGTGATGATATTAGCAGATACAACAGATCCACTCACGCTCGCTACATTAGGGGTTGATGTCACGTTGAAAGTTGTATTGGCAAAAAAGATATTCATGCCTGGGAAGATGGAGTTGGCTATGAATGATGGAGTCGAGGTGACTGTAAACTGAGTCTGTGTAATGTCTTCTGTTGAAACGTTCGAATAATTTACAAAGGATAGAGTATTAGAAATAAAAGAGGTTGGTGGCTGAGACGTAAAGTTGAGTTTTCCATCTGTCGAATTGTATATATTTGCAGTTACGGTGCCGGACAGTCCAGTGTTGTACACGAGCATACCATCAGTCAGTGTCTCGACATTACCTGTATATGTGAAGGCGAGATCAGTCACTGGATTGGTTGAATACGTAGTGGTTATATTCGAGTAGTAAACAGTCTGATTGAATGACTTGGGTTGCTGGGATGTAAGTTTTACGTAAATCTCAAATAGGCCACCTCCATACGAGTTCACTATGTTCACTACATTAACCGCTCCAGTGTATCCAGTGTTAAACACATTCATCCCGTTAACTGGGGTGACATACAGAGATGTCACTGGAGAGAGAATAGCGTTAGTGATGTTTGTTGTTGTGGCATTGGCAATACAGTTTGCAAAGTTGATATGTGTCACAGTGGTGACTGGTTCAACATATTGCTGGGTAATCAGGTTGGATACAATATACTGAGTGTCAATAACGTTAGATGTCCTGACCAGACCACTGTAAGGGGTTCCGTAAATGAACATTTCACTGTTCAAAGAACCTTGAAGGTTCGATAGAGCCATGGCGACACTGGAAATCTCGTTGTAGGTTGCAAAGATATTGGAAGGTGTCTGTTGAGCATTGATGATGACGTTTGATCCATCTGTAAAGTTGAACTGGATACTTGGTGAGTATCGAAGACTTTTGATCCATCCTGGCCCAGGTGTGTACACCGAAGGGAGATTCACCTTCAAGGACAAGCCGCGCAAAAAATCACCCTTGTAAGGGACTCTGCAAATTGCGTTTCCACCAGACGCGAGTGGTGGAGTATTGAACGGAACCTCGAATGTGTTGAGGAGAAAAGACGAGTGAGACTTGTAAATCGTTGTAAAGTATGATATATCAGGAGTACCATTAATATATACGTCCTGCACGCCCTCAGCCGCTATTTTAAGCCATCCAGCTGATGACATTACTAATGGTTGCGCGTATTTTTTTAACAGTCAAAATCCCCTTTATAGTAGATGAACCTTCAGCTCAGGAGGTTCGACCCTACCAAGATTGCGGATGACAAGGTGTGTATTTTCATAGGGAAGCGTGGGAGTGGTAAATCGACTCTCGTGACTGACATCCTCTGGCACAAGAGACACATCCCAGTGGGTGTAGTGATGAGTGCAACCGAGGAGGGTAACCATCACTACAAGCAGTTTGTTCCTGATCTATTCATTCATGGTGATTATCAAAAGGAGACGGTTGAAAAGATTCTGGCTCGACAAAAGACGCTCGCCAACCTGAATAAGGTTCAACCCGCCTTTCTTCTTCTGGATGACTGCATGTACGAAAAGAGTCGAATGAAGGACTTGTGTATCCGACAAACCTTCTACAACGGGCGACATTGGAAGCTCTTTTTCATGCTGACTATGCAGTACTGTATGGACTTGCCCCCGGACCTCAGAGGGCAGTGCGACT